TAGTCTGGGTTGCAGACATAATAGGAAGGTTTGTTTCAACAGCAAGTCCACGAAGTTCTTCTGCAATCGCCTTGATATAGAAGTATGAACCTACACTGGCATTACCCTTGAAACGTGATGAACTACAGATGTTCAGATAGTCAATAAAGATAATATCTGGACGGAATGATTTCTTTAGTTGCAGTTCTTTAATCAAACTACGAAAGTGTCCAGAGTGAGCAGATGCAGTTGGGTATTCCTTGATAACAAGTTTACCACTAGTCTTAGAGTTAATCTTCTCAATCTTAGACTCAAACATTTTCTTGGGTAGATTGTGCAAATCATCCATAGAGATGTTCATCAGGTTAGCATCAATACGTTCTGCAATGCGTTCTTCTGCCATCTCCATAGTAATGTACAATACGTTCTTACCTTGCAATAATGTTGCAGAGGCCATGTGACACATGAACAACGATTTACCAACACCAGTACCAGCAAGGGCAATGTTCAAGGTTTTGTTTGGAAGTCCGCCTTTGGTAATCTTGTTGAAATACTCTAAGTCAAACTCTAACTTCTCTTCTTGTCTGTGATAAAACTCAAATCGTTCATCTGCATTTTCAATATAGTCGTGTCCAATATGTTGATCAAAACCTACTGCAAGTGCTTCAGATAGAATAGATGGGATTGCTTCTTGGGTATGTTCTTTGTCTTTACCCTCAATAATATTGATACCATTAAGGATTGCATTGTATACCGCCTTGTCCTTACAGAACTTTTCTGTGGTATTCACTAACCATTGCATATCAACTTCTGCTTCTTTGAGAGATTCAATAACCTCTACGACCTTCTGGAATTCTGTACCATTCAAGTCCTTTCTATTATCAAGTTCAATAGACAAAGTTTCCTTTGTGGCCATTGCCTGATACTTATCCATGAAATTATAAATCTCTTCGAATATAATTCGATCAGTTTTGTCTAGAAAGTATTCACCCTTAATGAAAGGTAATACCCTACGGGCATAGTTCTCATTGAAGATTAAGTTACTAAATATTGTTTTTTCTATCGTCATCGTCTGCATCTGTTAATAACCCACTTTTATCTAAATTCTGTTCTATCAGGGAATGTAATATATCACCAATCATATTGAAAAAGTCATTATCAAAAAATTCCTTTCCAAGTCCATTAGAGTCTAGTAGATTCCACTCAAATTCTAAAGACGCTGTATCGTTTTCTTCGTCTTCCTTAATGGAAACTTTACCATACTCATACACAACACCTTGCCATTTTCCTGCCTTATCCGTGAGTCCTATACCCGTCCAAGTTTTATCCTTGTTTTCTACATAGGTATAATATTCACTCATATCTTTATCAGACATAATTAATTCTCCAGTTTCTAGATACCATTATACTTGGTTTAGTGTTACTTGTCAAGTGATTTGTTGAATATAGAGTAAAAAACCCCTTGAAGTTTTCTTCAAGGGGTTTTCATTGATAGTGCAGTTATGCATCTGTACTAGGTGGTTCATCTTCTGGAGTGTCCTCAACTACTGGGTCGTGTCTCCCGTACTTGAACTCCTTACCAGCGGCAACGTCTAGTTGTTGCATGACATCTTCTGTAAAGTATTTCTCTGGGTTGTTATTGATAGTCTTACCAAAAGTCTTTGTACCATCAGGTAGTATAACCCGTGTTGATATTTGTTTGAAGATATCATACTTCAATGCAAGTTCTAACAGTCCATAATACCTGTCTAACCCACGTTCATACATCAGACGTACATCAACCATCTTATGTTCTATGGTCAAGCGAGACTTAGCATTCTTACAGTGAATAATGTTACCAACAACAGCAGTTCCATCCTTCTCTTTCTTCTTAGAAAGATATACGATAGATGATGCCGCATACTTCAATCCAGAACCACCACCCATTTCTTTGGTAGGGAACATAGAACCAACTACATCATATGTGTGATTAGTGACAATCATAGGTACTTTTGCTCTACCTAGTTTCAATGTTAGTACACGAAAAGTAGCCTTGACTATCTGTGCCCGTGTCATATCTTTAGTCTCTTTACCCTCAGCAGTATCTTCTACTTCTTTAGTGGTAGATAACATACCAAGTGAATCAAGACATAACATCATAGGAACACGCTGTCCTTCTGGTGTTTCTAAGTACTTGTTTAGAACATTCAATGATTGTGTTCTAAATTCTTGTACTGTAGTCACAGGAAGAATAACCATTCGTTTTGTGTCGATACCTTTATCAATTACCATCTGTTGAGTAATAGCAGATTCAGACTCAAAATACAACACACCAGCTTCTGGGTTTGCATCAAGGAATGACTTAACCATGCCTAAAATAAAGAAAGTTTTTCCAGTTGCAGATTCACCTGCTATCGCGGTGATCTTGTTGGATGCGAGTCCACCATTGATACTACCAGATAATAATGCATTGAAGATATAAGAACCCGTATCAATAAACGAATCTACATCTCCTGCCTCTACTCCATCACTTACTAATGCAGCGTATTCATTGCCAGCGGTTTTGGCAATATCTTTCAAAAAGTCCAATTATAAATCTCCTTCTATTCTGTTTTCAGAACGAAACGAATCAAACCCATCAGGATAACGGGATTCAAGTTTCTCTGTATTAATATATATAATTTCCTCCAGATTGGTGTCTAGAGCAATACACCCTTGAACGAGATACCATAAAATATCAGAAAGTTCTCTCTTTGCATGCCAGATAGTATGTTCGTCCATCGGTTTCCCTTGGAACAAGCACTTCTTAACAATCTCAGTGAACTCACCCGATTCTGCACTTAACCCCATTGCAGCAGTGATTAGACGTTCTGGTGGAACACCAAACTCATCAATAATGTCTAAGGCATCACCAAATGCATCTGGGTCTTTCGATGCATCACTAGTGACCTCATCAACAAAATGTTGATAGTCAATTAATAAAGTTTCGTCAGTCATATTGTATCTCCTTCAAATTTTAATTCAGTATATATTATACCACGTTATACTCACTGTGTCAAGAGAGAATTACGCCTTTTTGCGGTACTTGAATTCCAGTAGTTTGAGTCAACCAACCCGTTGCTATTTCAGGCATTGTCTCTATAATAAATGTGACACAGTTCTTGTTGAACTCTAGTGTAGAATCAATCTTCACACCCGTCATACAGACCCCATCAACAAGAGCTACGCCTTGTTCATTGACTTGCACCAAACGGGGTCGTTCTACAGTATAATTGTTTTCATCAGTTGAGATTAGTCGACCAATAACTTCTGCACCATTTGTTAGAACTAGTGTTACTACTTTGTTTTCCATTATTTTTTCCTTCCTATGTAATTGGGGGGAGCAGTACACTCCCCCTCAGTTTAACTTATACTATTTCTGTTGGATCAATCCAAAAAGTTTCCCGACTATTAGGATGATTATCTTGTCTGAAAAAAGATTCTACTCTCCAAGGCCAATTGCCATGTTTCTGTTTATAATCTAATGTAGATTGTAATGCACCTTCCAATTCAGAAAACTTTTTCAACATACCTTGTCTTGAATCGTTTACAGTTCCACTCTTGGGAGTTTTTACATGTCCAAGAAAATATGAAGGCCTATTATCTCTGTGCCAAGATTTGATTGCGTTAAACAGGTACTCACCTTCATATCCTTCCAAAACTGTCCAACCAAACTCCAACCTATGTGGGTCTAATCTTCCACTGTGAGAGTATCTTGATCTGTTGTCATCACGATAATTATCATCTTGATCTAGATGTTCTTTTAGTTCTTTAATACTACGAGTAGTAACATCTTTGTATGCACCAGTAGTATTCACTGCAAGATTTACAGCATTAGTTTTTATTTGTGGGGAAACGAATTTGAGTATTTCTACTTTCTTGTTCATTGCAGATTCAGTTCTTTCAATGAAACCCTGTTCAACTTGGTACTGTAACCAATTAGCAAGACCTTTTGTATCCATTGGTTTAGCAGGAGCATGGTCATTCTCAACAGCTTGAATATCAGACTCTAACTCTGGTTTACCAGTAAAGTCATAAAGATCAAATATCCATTCAATTGTGTGGTTTTTGGTTAGTGCTTCAAACCTATGAAATCCAGCAACTAATTCATAGTAGTATGTCTTACCATCAATATTCCTGCCACCTTTGATTTCTTTAATAATCATAAGTGGTTTAGACCAATCTGGGTTCATTAAAGCAACTTGCAAATCAAGAACATTTTTTCCATCAAGTTCATAACGAGTTGGATTGTTACCACTATTTTTGTCTTGTTTGGGGACGTAGATTTCTTCTAATTTAATAATACGAGGTTCTACATGACCTTCTTTCACGATTAAAGCTCGTGTCACTTTCTTTATATTGAGCATATTGCCCTCCTTGTTGTTGTTATATTAGAGATTCAACTACCATATGGTTATGTTGTATTTCTAATTACAGTAATATATATAAGGATTTTTAAACCCTTTGTACACTTACAGTATACACTATAAATGGGGTGTTGTCAACAAGTTTTTATTACTGTTGACCCACATCTGCCGATCTATTTCTCAACATATGTGTTATGTCTTCTGGGTCAGTGCGTGTCATAGGTGGACACACCTCGATCTCGTTA